GAGTCACTTATTGGTGAGCCTACAGAAGATGAGCCCTTTGCGTCGATTGAGTACGATATTCTTTTTGAGTTCGGAAACTGTAAAAAGAAACATGCAATGGTTATAGGTTGGAATGAAGACGATGGCGTAGGGCTAGAGTTTGGAGAGGACGGGGATGTACTGCCAATCACCAGAGCTAGCGTAATGACGAGTATCTATTATGATTTAGCACTGGAGGGGCTGGACGACAAATACCTCCAGTGACAGCCGCTACTGCTTCATCAGTGTCAATTGTTACTGCGTCTAATGAACTGACAGAGTAGTTATGAAGGGGTGCTAAAGCAGCGAGCCACTAGAATCTGGATATCCCGCGCTTGACTACTTTAGCAAGATGAAGCCCTCACTCGATCCCAGGTAGGCTTATCTCGTTACCACCACATAATTACTCTGGGTAGACGGTAATCTGTATTCGGAATGACACCAAGTAGCAGGCTGAGAACCACTTTTAATCCGGCTTTTCCCCATCGCAAGTACTCCTTCTCAGAGAGTAATGGTTGAGGTGTCACTTCAAATACAGACTACAGGAAGGCTTAAAGGAGGGATTGTGTCTTGGGGGAATTTCACCCCTGCATGCCGGTTAATGCTGTTTACCGGGAGCCTAGAATCTACCAGTCAGACACAAAAAAGGCCAATAAATACAGACCCTAGAGATTGGGGCGAGATTAGAGAACTTGGAAGTTTACCTTGCTCTCTAAAATCTGTACTTATTGACCCTTTCTCTAATCTCGTTTAACGACGCACTTCCACACACGTCTACAATTTGTTATCCCGATATTTCATCAAGCGTCGGAACAAGCGCCAGAACCATAATACTAATTTAACTATCGCTATTTGTACAGTTAATATGTGATATAATTAATCTGTTCAATTCTGAACGACACGCTCAAAACGAGCAGCCCGAGGAGGCAACCATGCAACATTTACATAATGCACTAGTCGATTATCGTGGTTCTGATGGTACATATCACGACACTTACATTCTTGTTGATGAAAATCAGGTTACATTCACCATTCAGGATGGCCCTATTGGCGATGTAGGCGTAAACGGTATTCAGGTGACTGATATGCTTGAGTTCGTCAAAGAGGTCTACAAGAGCCTTAATCACGCATTTCCTTGCCGGGAGAACAGCATCACAATCACCAAGATTGAAGAGGCTATCCACTGGCAGGATGCGCGAACCAAAGATCGTGAAAGCCGGGGCGTTGAGGGCCAGAATAAAGACTAACCACTCAGGGGCTTAACGGCCCCTGATATCAGCCAGTAAATTATGTAATCCATATTAACCTTCGTTACCCGTGGCGAATCATTCAACAGAGCTATCACGGGTTATTTAATTAAGCATTTCTCCACTCGGCAAGCTCAGCCCGCATACGGTAAACATTATCGATGGCCTCCTGGACCGGACAATTCATACTGCTATGCTCACCAACATCAAAGCCCAGCGCCTCGCCAATGTCATTAGCCAGCTCTGTAGCCTTTTCTTCCCAATGATCACGCTGTTGTAAAATCTTGTCTATATCCGCTTCTGTAAACATGAACTCTCTCCTTCATCTTAATAATTAATATTAACTCTATCCATCTATAGAGATGCTAAGGCTCATTATTGCCCTGCCGATTATTTCTGGTATTTGGGGGACTACGGCGTTTCCGAGTCCTTTAAGTCTGTCCACCCTGGAGGGTATCCCATTAGCCACTCTACCCACTCCGGGTTCAGCGATCCACCGAGCCGGCCTCTGGCTGCTGCTGACTTCACCCCGCGGCCTTTCGCTGCCCCCACATCCATCGTCGGCCACATTATTGTTTCCCTTAAACTTCTCCCCCCAGTCCTCCCTTTGTTGGGCTGAGCTCCTGTCCCCTCGCTTGCTGTCGGAGTTGGCCACAACTTGACGTGCCGGCTCAATGTCATCTGGCAATGATTCCCCGTTTTCTTGCTGTAATTTCGCTGATTTGGCGCTGCCGGCTCCATGAGCTCCGGCATTGGCCCTGACTCCTGAGCCGAGGGAGTTGGCAGCAATCCACACTCTATCGCGTCTATGGGGGGCGTCCACGGCGCAAGCTGGAATAATAAACGTTTCCCAGGTGTAACCTTGTCCTTCCAAGTCAGATAGCACTTGGTCGAGCCCCATACTGACGTGCCCAGCAACATTCTCCCCAATAAACCAGGTTGGCCTGAGCTCTGATATAAGTCGATTAACCTCTGGCCAGAGATGGCGGTGATCCTCCTTGCCTCTTCGCTTCCCGGCATTACTGAATGGCTGGCATGGATACCCTCCGGAAATAACGTCAATTGGTCCGATTCCATCAGCGTCTAGCCTCTCTTTTGTTAGTGTTCGTACATCATTATAAATAGGGATATCAGGCCAGTGCTTGGCTAATACTCGCTTGGGGTATTCTTCGATTTCACAGAACGCTACCGTTTCCATTCCTGCGCGCTCTAAGCCCAGGCTAAAGCCGCCGATTCCGCTGAAGAGGTCCAGGACTCTCATACCAGCACCCATACGCCAACAGCAAAGAGTATCCAGACACAGATAGCGCCGACTATAATATAAGCCTGGGTCATATCAAGCTTTGCAGACTCTGCTGAATAGGTGTTTATATCGTTACAAGTTTGTTTAATATCCATAATCATGCCCCAGGTGTAAATTGCATCAATACAGTGATCAGAACGAGCGCTCCTAAGACAAATAGGAGTAACTGTAGTCTTTGTGTCTGAGCGTAGTACCATGCTGTAATGGCTTCCCAGTGCTTTATAGACCATGCTCCGATAACGCTAGATAGGGCTAATAAAATAATCCATGGTAGGTGTATGCTCATATCTATTCTCCCTTTGGCGGGTATGGTGCCCAGTGGGTAACGCTTGATGTTTGTGAGCTTTCGTCAGAATACCAAACGTCCTTGTGCCCAAAACTCTCTTTCACAAACTCCATAACCTCCCCATCATCATAATAAGCCGACTTTGTTTTGTAGTAGCCATCTTTTTCAGGCAATCTATCCTCTACGCTCACCCACCCCTTAAGCTTTGACCGTAGCTGCTCATTCTTATGCTTTAGTCGCGAGATTTCTTCCTTATCCTCAAGCATTACCTGCTCTGCCAATCCATAAAGCCGGGACCATGCTTCGACGTTATCTGGCATCTTTTCACCTTTGGGCGTTGTGCTTCCGTCTTCAGTGCTCATCGTGCATTACTCCATACAATATAATCCGGCATTATGTCGAACCAATCCAATTGGGTGCCAAAATCATTGTTATAGGACTCTGTTGCCTCTTCCTTCATGGCCCAATAAGCGCCATCGGGCATATCTTCAGTGCCGTCTGTGTAGCCTTCAATGTAAATGAATGCACCCTCTAATTTTTCATTCATCTTAATATCGCTCATGAGTCCTTCACCTCTGCACTTGATAGCATGGCCTTAAGTGTTGTCCTTGCAGCCTGCCAGCGAGAAAAAACAATGTTAACCAAGGCTCTGTTGCTATCGCATCGACAGCCGCCATTTGTTCCGGCTCCGGTTGTAGGGCTGATTAGACAACTGTTATCGCCGCAGCCTTTAGGGATTGAGAATGCCTGACCCATAAACTCTAAATCCTTTTTAGGCACCAGAACATAGCCTTCCATCACTTCAGAGAATCGCTTAGTGGCCGCCTCAAGTAGATTCGCGCGCTCATTAGGGTGAAGGTTTTGGAATGCCCCGCACTCATAGCCAAAATCCCCAAAAAGCTGCATTAGTTCTTTCTCTTTATTCATATTGCTATTCCTTGGTTAGATAGGGTTATAAAACTCTATATTCGTGATAGTAACCAGCTGCTCTACGCTTGAATGTAGGCGTAGTTATTATGCGAAGCTTGGTAGCGCCAAATTCATCGCCGTCTGGGTCAATCCATTTCCTTGTGTAAAATACTCGCTCTGGATACCGTCCAGGCTTATGAATATCCACAATAGATAAAATCATTTCTCCTTCGCCGTCAGCAACAAGCTCGCAATCATCGGGGCAAACGTCCTGACTTTTTGTGCCGGGAATCCATACCTCGTCACAATAATAGTCACCGCCAGCGTCATAGCCGTGATGAGTGCCAAGATAAAAAGGAAATTTAATCCTGAAATCTTCGCCAATCTCCATTACTTAATCCTCCTTAAATAGATAAAAAACGTTTATGGATGCGGCGCAATAGTTTTGTCTCTACAACCTCATAGACATCATCTACCAGGATTATATTAATATCCCTAGACTCATTATTAACTGCTGCATTAACTGCCTGCTGGGTGACTCCCCAGACCACTGCTGCGGTGTTCTCATCGTGATCCTTAATAAACTTCTTTAAGCTCCAGCTTTGCATCTCACAACCTCTTGTTTGTTTGATTTGTATGGAGTATGGACTTATTTTAACTATTTTACAATACCTGCTTGTAATTCTTTTTATCTTGGATTATAGTTCAACCACTACAACGAAACACCAACAACCAAAGGATAAGATTATGATCGATATTAAGAACATGAATAAAGCAGATGTACTAGCAAAACTATTTAACGCCAGCAAGCAACAAGGAATGGGTGTTTTAGACTCTTCCGGAGCTTCGGGAATGTCTGTTAATGAGGCGCAGGAAATCCTTGATGGTGGCCAAACCTATTTCGATTATCTAAAAGGTCGCGTAATGAAAATTGACTTAAGCGGCGACGAGCTTTCCCCCGGTCTTTATGATCGTGATAACGGAACAGGAGCTGCCGCAGCCGCATTGGCATAACCCCTCTAGGTCTAACTACTCGCCGCTTAATTGCGGCTTTTTAGGCAGAGCCTAACGGAGAATAAAATGATTAACTTAAACCAAGACCCTGTAGTTCAATCTGAAATTGAAAATGACCTGTCACTATTTAGCCCGCAGTCATTGCCAGAAAATGCACCGGGATATGGTGATCCAGAAGAAGCCTTTGAAAATATGCTACATGGCAAGGCGTTACTGGCTGACTTTGATAAGTATTGTAAGGAGCTGCAGCAATGAGCAGAGGATATGCCGGAATAGGGTTAGATAACCCTAAGTCAAATATTAATGTTGGGTCGGTGTTAAGAGCTGCCGGTGTTTATGAGGCCTCTATGGTTGCCGCCTCTGGTGGTCGCTGGAGGTCTGAAAAAACTGACACCATGAAGGCCTATCGACATCTTCCATTCTTTCATAACGTCGAATCGTTGCATGACATTATACCTTTTGACTGTGTTCCTGTCGCTGTAGATTTAATTGATGGCGCGATACCTTTGCATGAATACAAGCACCCAGAAAGAGCCTTTTATATATTCGGCGCTGAAGATGCAACCCTCGGAAAGCGTATCACTGATTTCTGCAGGGACACTATTTACATCCCTACTAATGGATGCATGAATCTAGCAGCTACCGTCAATGTAGTTTTATATGACCGACAAGCAAAGAGCCTACTTAAAGCACTGGAGAATAACAATGCTAGTTGAAATCAGTGAGCAGACTTTAGAGAAGGCTCGCGAGTATGTAAAACTCCGCGATGGCATGAATGATATGTCTGTGGATGAGTTTAGAGAGTTTCAGCTTCTTGCCTGTTATATCGCAACCGGTCTCGTTTTGGATGTTGAGCTAACCGAGAAAGCAATTAAAAGGAGTGGCAAGTAATGACTGACGCACTAAACATATACCAGCGTATTAACGCAGTAATGCAGGACGTTGAATACGTCAAAAAGGATGGATCAATCAATGGGGGTGGCGCGAACTATAAAGCCGTTACCCACGATCAAGTAACATCAGTCGTCAGAAAATCAATGGTTAAGCATGGCATTGTTATCGAAGTTCAGCAGTTAAAATCTGAAATGCTTATTAAGCGCAACGTAGAGGCAGGCGTGAAAATGCACCTTTACTCTGGCGACTACGCTGTGAGCTTCATTAACATCGATGACGGCAAGGATAGATTGACAGCCACTATCAACGCACACGCTAACGATAACGGCGACAAGGCACCAGGAAAGGCTGCTAGCTACGCTGTTAAGTATGCCATGCTGAAGACCTTCACGCTGGAGACTGGCGAAAACGATGAATCAAGAAGCTTTGAAGAACCCGACTTCACCGATCATCAAAAATCGCAGTTTGATGAAGTTCTTGAAAGTAAAAACGGCTTGAACTTTATCGTTTTCTCTAAGGCTGTAGGCCCTGAAGTAATGATGGGGCTAAATAACAGCTTTGAGAAAGGGACCATCTCACAGGGCAAAGCGCTTTGTAAGAAATTAGAATTAGAGGGCTGGGATACCCTCAAGGATTACGCTCGACAGATTACAGAGCTAATCGATAACCACGACCCATCTGTAACAGAATTAGTTGATGAGCTGTCAGGAGATGAAAAAAGGCTGTTAATCGGCCTGCTTGATGAGCACCAGATAGCCCACTTGAAAAAGCTTAAGGAGTTATAAAATGCCAGTCAGTGAATGTTGCGGCGCAGAAGCCGGAGAGTTTGAGGATGCGGGTATATGCCCTGATTGCCTGGAACACTGCGATTTTATTGAGGATGAAGAAGATGAATAAAGCAGCCGACGAGATAATGAAGGGAGTTTATTTCATAAGCCGAAGACCGGTAGATGAATATACACCTAAGCAGATGAAGGCGCTCTTGAACAGACTTGATGGCACTCAAGAAGCTATGATCAATCATCACATCCCTACTATGACCATCACAGAGCGTCGCAGAGCTGAGTTAGTGAAAGCAGGCAAGTATCGCGGTCAGCTTGTAAATTCCTGAGGGTCTTTAGCCCTGATGTTTGCGGTAGGGCATTTTTTAAATTGGAGAAATAGAATGAGTGATTTAATGGTAAGCGAGGCAATGGCAGAATTGTTTTATGATCAGTGTGGCGGAGAATCTAATGGCCATATGGCGGCAATTCCTAACAGTCCAATACTTCAGAGTATTCTGAATGTCCACAAAGCCAACACTAGGGAAGAGTTCGCTGGATTTCTCAGACAGGTAGCTGAACAGTTAACCAAAGAGCAGCCCTTTTAACCCTTTACACCTACAGGAGCATAGAGAATGCCAAATATAATGGGCAGCGAGCATGAAACAAAAGAAACCCTGATCTTTGACAGGGTGGAAGATGACGGAAGCCTTACAAGCTATTTTCATATCAGTACTGCCTGTGATGATGATTTGTTTTATCACAATGCATTCTGTGATTTTATAAGCAATGAGGAAGACCCGGAAGTTATTATCCGCATAACCTTTAGCGTTTATGATGTGCTTGGTAGCCTTATTGAGAGTAATGAGTTCGGGCTATCTGGCCATACAAAAATTGATATTAATTCAAAGCCGAGCTTCGACGCGCTCCGATGCCAATGCCTGAAGATGATCGATAAGCTTGATAGATTAGAGTTTGCATAATGTCTGAGCATTGGATCATCAACAGCGATCACACCGAAACGGCCTTTATTGCCAGCGTGAAGCAGGCTAGGGCTGAGCATGGCTATATAACCTATTCTGCGCCTCGTATCGGTAAGGATAGAAGTCTGGATCAGAATGCACTGTTTCACGTATGGTGTGCTGAATACGCTGCCCACTTGCTCAACAAGACTAAAAAGGATGTGACCAAGGGTGAGTTATCAGGAATGAAGCGGGTGGTTAAGATAAAGTTTAATACTGCTAATTCTAATAACTTTATGATCGATACAATTACCGATCCATTTACCGGCGACACAAAGAGAGATTATACCAGTTCAGCAGACTGGAAATCAGGCGAAGCTTTTATCGTAATGGAGTGGTTGCAGTTACACGCTGCTAACGATGGGCTTATCCTGGAATCTCTCGGTCAATATGATAAATTGAAAAGAAAGCAAACTAGCGTATAATTAAGCAAGCAAGGGGCAGATGACTGCCCCCGCTCATCCCGGTGCTCAAACACCTAAACACATAGCCTATTGGGAGGCTTCATGTCTAAGCGAAGTATAACCAAAAAAGACAAAGAACGCGCAGATAAACTTAGGGAACTAGGTTGTATTGTCTGCCTGCTTGAGAATGGCTTATTTACCCCTCCCGCTATCCATCACATCGATGGGCAGACTAAAAAGAATTGCCACAAATTAACAATCCCTCTCTGTCCTAATCACCATCAAATTAAAGATAACTTTTCCCAGAAGCGATGGATTAGCCGCCACGCTGACGGTCGCGCTGCATTTGAGGAAAAGTATGGCACAGAGCAGGAATTACTTGAAGAAACAAATAGGCTGATCAATGCAGATTCTTAACATCAAGCCGCTATCAGTCAACGAGGCATGGAAAGGCCGGAGATTTAAGACCGATAAATATAAGCGCTATGAATTTGAGGTTTGTGCAAAGTTACCGCGCATTAAATTACCAGAAGGATTTCTATCAGTTTCCCTGGAGTTTGGTTTTAGCAATCATGCCAGTGACATAGATAATCCGGTTAAATTGTTTATTGACTGCATGCAAAAGAAATACGGATTTAATGATCGAATGATTAAAGAGCTTCATGTAAAGGCAATCGACTGTAAGAAGGGCGAAGAATATATTAAATTTTCAATTGAGGAATTTAACCATGATTAATCGAAAGATAAAGATTGAAGGTATAGACGCAACATTTATCAAGCTTGGCGAGGCTGAAGGCAAAGTTGATCGGCCCACTGTTGATTACATATTCAAGACAGGGAAACTGACTCGCCATGTATATCATTACATTAAGAATGGCGTCCTGGTTTTATTTTGCAGCGTTATAGTTGCCAAGGCAGAGCTTGATTGGTTAGTGCGGTTTTTAAAGCAGAAGGTTAAGGATCAGAAGAAAAAGCAGCTCTTTGAAATCACGGTGTTTGAATTTAATCACTGAGGGTAAGGTCATGGCCGAGAAGCTGACAGTAAAGTATTGCAAGGACTGCTCAGATACGACAGAGCACTGGGGCGGAAAGTGTCATCCATGCGAAAAACTGAAGGCGGGTAAGCTAAACCCTGCTGATAACAAACAATGGGTAAAGATGAGCATTGAGCAAAAGTTAGATTATCTCTATAAGCGAATTGGTTAGGAGAAGATCATGAAGACTCTATCAGGAAAGAGTACGCAGCAAATATTGATCAGCAACATGCTTTATGACGAATATGAACTTAGGGAGATTTATCTTATTTACACCGCGATAATGAACCGTGATTACTACCTTAAGTTTAAAGTCATGAGTGAAGATTCTCTCCGTAGAAGACTGCAGGCCTGGGCATCTGTAGAGGGCGGCTGGCTGATTAAAAAAGGCGATAGGTCGGAGGCTGTTTACTATAAACGATGCTGCAAGCAAAGCGACATGTCTCGTAAAACATGGAAGCAAAGAGCTGCGGCATTATTCAATAGAGCCAAGGAGCCCAAGTCATGGTGGTAGAAGTGGCTAGAATCAATCAAAAGAAAGAGCGCGAAGAAAAAGATGAGGAATTCCAAAGCTTAACCACAGAGATTAAAGTGGTTGAGATATTGATTTCAAACTTGCACAAGGCTGATCAATATATGAAGTCCGTGGAATTAAATCCCAATGTATTGACGGATAAGGTAAAATTAATCGGTAGAAAGCGAGTGTTAATCAACAAGCAAATACAGCTAGGGGGTTTAATGTGAAGATCGAATCACTACCGGTAATCATGCACTTTGACTACGAAAAGAATAAGGTCAAGATTGAGATTGTCGAGGATTTCGAGTGGAAGGAGTGGCGATTTAAAGCCGGCTGGATGAGTGACGGGCATTCTGTAGGCGGTCTATTCAAGCACTTTGACGCATGGACCCTGGCAGCATTAGCGCACGACCAAGACTGCGAGCTAGCCAACCGTAAGCAGTCATACGATATACGCAAGCGCGGCGATAAGAATTACAGGATTAATCTCAAGGAGTTGGGCGCGCCAAGGTCTACAGTCTATCGTCGTTATGCTGCGGTATCTGCTAGAACTAAATGGCTGATGTTAACAGGGCGGATTAGCTGATGATTAACGCAATATTTTTCGGAGCGTTCGCACTTATTGCAAGCCTGTGGATTGCCGGAATGTTTAGCGACTTTGAATCACAGCCATTATGGGTCAGAGCTATTGTTGATTTCATATTTGCTGGTGGGTGTATTTCTGTAGTATTGGGATTTGCTTTTTTAATGTTGAGTAAAATTTAACAGGGGGACTGGATGAGAGAGATTAAATTTAGGGCTTGGAACGGTAAGGCGATGGAGCATGGTGGCTTTTCTATTAGCCCGTCAAACGGGAGGATCATAGACTCATGTATTATATCAAAAGTTAAGGATGATTCGCCGCTCATGCAATACACCGGATTAAAAGATAAGAATGGTGTGGAGATATATGAGGGGGATATATTGCGAGGGGAATACGTAGTACCCGAAGAACATTTAATATTATTTATGAGTGTTGAGTTCATTACGGGATGCTTTTGTATCAGGGATAAGTTTGGGTCAACCAATCCCCTCCATGAAGATAACGAAACCACCGAAGTAATCGGCAACATCTACGAAAACCCAGAACTACTGGAGAAATAAACCTGCTATAATGATCAAGCGGCTAGGGTTGCAACCCGAACAACAGTTAGTCACTGTGCCGCCTACGCTTCGACTACCACTGACTAAGGTTTCTATTATGATTACTCAAAAAAGACTTAAAGAATTGCTATCATATAATCCTGCCACTGGAATATTTACTCGACTCAATCTGCGCGGTAACTGGACCAATGCAGGGGGCTATGATAGGCAGGGATACAGGAGAATCAATATAGACGGGGATTATTATTTCTGTCATAGGCTGGCCTTTCTTTATATGGAGGGAGATTTTCCAAAGGACGCAACAGACCACATAAATCATATTAGAGACGACAATAGGTGGTCAAACCTTCGATGCGCCGATGCCGCTCTTAATTCCAGAAACAACTCAATACGAAAAGACAATACATCTGGCGTGGTTGGTGTAACGTGGCATAAGGGCGATAAAAAATGGCAGGCTCAAATATCATCCGGTCTTAAAAATATCTATTTAGGAAGTTTTGACAGCATAGGAACTGCGAAAAAAGTAAGGGAAGAAGCCAGCAAAAACTACAACTACCATCCAAATCATGGGAGAGCGTAATGGGTGATTTATCGAAGCATTTCAACCGGTCAGAATTTGCCTGTCGATGTGGCTGCGGATTTGATACCGTTGATTCTGAGTTAATAAAAATCCTTGAAGAGGTGCGGGACTATTTCGCTACACCGGTTAGAATTACGTCTGGCTGTCGATGCCATGAATATAACGAGAAGATAGGCGGCGCATATAAGTCTCAGCATAAATTGGGTAGGGCGGCTGATATAGTGCTGACTGTAGAGCCTGACGTTGTTGCGGATTATCTTGCCGTTATGGATGTCGGCGGTGTTGGTCGCTACAGCACATTCAGTCACGTGGATTCAAGAACAACGGACAGGCCAGCAAGGTGGAAGGGATGATAAAATTCAGAGTTAACGGGCAGCGCTATATATTCTGGATAGCTCGAACGGATGCCGAATTGCCGACAAAAGATAATAGCTGGAAACTGCCGGAACATTTGGCGCTTATTTTAATTAAGGAATTGAAGCGATGACTATTGACCGTAAATTTATTATTGCAGCACAAAACCCCGTCAACGGTAAGAAATACAGCCAAGAAAATGCGCTGATACTTTGCGCCAAAGACAAGGCTGTTCCTGTTGCGCTTGAAGCATACAAACAAGAGTGTATTCGGCTGGGTTGTAATCAAGAGCACATCGAAAGTATTGGCCTGCTAATTGGCCGCGTATGCTCTTATCAAGCGAATATTGAATCACGCATTCCCGATACCATCGGTGATGAATTGAAGCGCTGTATTGATGGTGAGGGCGTTTAAATAATTAACCAAATCCCATAACGGGAAAGCCAACGAGGAAAGAGAGTATGAAATTTGAAAGTAAATTCGGTTTAGGTGAAGTATGTATTTACAATCATAATGTGAGTTACAAGCCGGGCAGTGTAGATGAAAGAGCGGTCGCCGATATTCTTGTTAAAATTGTAGATATTACTTTTAATACCCAGGGCATCATCTACTACACGATTGAACTGACTACTCAGAGCGCTGGTATTCAACGGCTAAGTGTGAACGAAAATTCTCTAACCGGTGACTCTGCTTTTGATCAGGAAGCAGGCAAGTACCCAGAAGAAGACGAGTGAAACCCCTTCGCTCATGGGAGTCAGCCGTAACAGGCTGAAACTGCAATCAAGTCCTGGGGCGAATTACTGGAGATAGAGATGATACTAGAATGGATAGCCACCCACGGCTCACCCGTTGACGCTGTAATTATGTTTATGGGATTTTGTGTAGTCTGGTTGATACGCTATATCGTTAACTCCCAGAAGGCTCAGAACGTGCGCCTATGGAAGGAAATAACTTCCCTGAAGTATCAGCTCAATCAAGTGGATAAATTGACCTACACGCTCAGCATATTGCACAAGCGCGATGGATTAGACCTAATTAAAGAGTCTGCCAATTCACAGGGTGATTATGGATTGAACCGGGACGTTGAGTGATGGCTGATCCATTCCACAATACAAAAGCATGGCGGGAACTAGCCAAGCGGTTTAAGCATCCCCGCTGTGTTGATTGCGATGGCAAGGAAGACCTTCAGGCTGGTCATATACTACCCGCTAGCCGATTTAAGATGGCGCGGCTATGGAAGTCTAACCTCGTCAATCAATGCGGCCCCTGTAATGCCAAGCTGGGCAATAAGATACGCTGGTCGCTACGGGCCGTTAAACTACTGAGCATCTACGCAATGATAAAATTTCTTACCTATTTAATAACAATTCTTATTATTGCCTCATTGGCCCGGTATGCCTATTTAGATATTACCTATAACAGCTCAACCATTACCGATCAGATTGAATCCGATATTATCGAAATCTACCGAACCCTTAACAGGGATGTATAAAATGAAAATAGTAATAATCGCATTGGCTTTTGTACTAGCATCGTGCAGTAGTGGATCAAGCACGCCCGAAGATACCGAACCAGTCAATCAATTAACCAGGATCGCATTCTTTGGCAATAGCATAACGGCTCATCACCCGGCCCCTCATATTGGCTGGCAGGGCAACTGGGGCATGGCCGCTAGCATGGAGTCTCTGGACTATGTTAATCAGACTGCTAGATTACTGGGGGCCATAGAGTTTCAGACGTTCAGCGCAATAGCCTGGGAGAAAAATATCGAGGCCTACGATGTCAATGAGCTCAAGCCGATGACTGACTATAATGCCGATCTGGTGATAGCGAATATTGGCGAGAATATCAAAAGCACACATTCGATTGAGAGTGTTAAAAGTCAACTGCTAATGCTAAAGAACTATATCTATGATCACAGTGATTCAGAGCTAGTCATTGTCAACTCATACTACGGCGGGCATAGGGTTAACACCGCTATTGCTGAGTTCTGCCTGGAGCATGGCTTGATAATGGTCGACGTTGGGGATATGCGGGCTCATTACAGCGCTTCAGACTTCTTTGATAACTACGCTGTTGGAAGTCACCCATCGGATGCGGGAATGCTCGAAATAGCCAATAGGATAGTTAACGCGCTATGACTCACTCCATACATCAGAACCACCAAATACCCACGTTACCGCTTCATTCTGTGGGATGGTGACAGTTGCGGCGCCTTTGTTATAAATCCCGCTAGTTGGGTTGTGGAGTATATCCATAGAAAAAACACTGTTGTTGAGTATCGTTAATCTATGCCCTTTTGCGAAGTCTTTAGCGCTCGCCACTGGAGGCGCGAACTCATTAACCTCTACACCCCCGGCAGTTGGAGCAGGTCGGACAAAGCTATAGCCATCACCCGCCTGGTTAGCAGGGATGGTGAGCGTGTTGCCTGTTCCGGTTAGTGCTGGCTCTGAAACACCGTTGTTGGGACTTCCCACTCCAAATACTGTAGCAATCCTCGACCCCAGGACATTCACATCACCGGTATTATTATAGGTAATGCCACCTATTTTCGCGGTTGTGAAGTTTAATATAATGCTCAAGTCATCAATACGAGACTTACTAGTGTTCGTACCAATAAAACAGGATGCGTCCATAGTGCCCTGCGTGGCTGAGGCTTCGTAATTAATAAACAGGGATTCAATATTTAAGTCGTCTGTATCGCCGTTACCTTCAACACGCAATCCGAATACCTGGGTGCCCTCAGTAACCACGCTGCCAATATTTACGTTGAATATAGGCGCTATGCTGCTAGAGCCTGTGTCAATGCCCAAATCTTTTGATTGTGAGTTTTTGCTCAAGATAGTATCGATGCTTATATTTCGTAGCTCAACACCACTTGCACCACACTGGAGTAAGACGTTCTCCTCGGCCCCATCTGATTTAACATGGCCTATTTGTACATCTCGAAGGCCAGCATCACTACTCTGAATATGGAAGCCGCGCTTCTGAGCTGCATTACAATCACAAATAACACGCTGAATAGATACATCACGGCATATACCAAAGGCTATATCCGATTTCAGCAATACGCCAGACTCATCATTTTCTATTGTGTTAATCAATCCAAGGTTAACGTTTTGACATTTGCTCACAAAGCCGAAGTTGCCAAAAACCCCCAAAAGGTTATCCCCTGTGTGCTTTTGAAAGCTTTGGAATAATAACGCATGGCGCGGAACACTTGCTGTCTTACATAAGCCGACTATATTCTCAGTGTGTAAGTGACCGCCGGCGTTCAGCGTTGTAGCCGATACACGCAAGGCATCAGCCTCCGCCGCCGCCGAGGCAGAGCCAACATCTACGCCGAAGTCTCTAAAATCTGCGTTATCACATGTGAAAGGAAATGAGCCATCAATAATTGATCCGTTCTCTAATGCGGTTTTGCCACTATTAACTTGCGGCATTGAATTTCCATACACCCTTACATCTGTTTCAGCTATTACCGTCCCATCATAAAAGTAACGCTTATCCTGCAGTCTAACCGGTGAGCCTGCCGCGAATACTATAGCCGCTCTAATAGCGATGCTGTCTCCGGCCCTTGTTCCATCAGTCCCGAATTGATCAAGGTTAATGACGCCTTTAGGGAATAAGCCTTTAGCCTGTAATCCGTTATCTAAATTAATAAATGATCCGTTGTCAGCTGTACCTGTTCCGCCTGCTACAATTTCATACTGATTATCACCGTCATCACCGTTTGACTGATGCCCCACAGTATCAACAAAGTCACCAATAACCAGGGAGGTATTAGCAACCACCGCAGCGACTAAAACACCGCCGACCTGATTGGGTAATATTTGGAGAAAATCAACATCATCGGCTAGTTGAATAGCGTTGCTGGTATCGTTGGCGTCTGCCTCTGCTGCTGTGGGGAATATATAAGCATCGTAAGCCTCATCCACATAAGGGATAAACGTCACATTACCGGCTGTCTTAATCAGTCCCAAAGGAGGCGTTGGGCCCGCTGAAATCTCAGCCTTGGCTACAGTAGGAGTGCCTGTTTTATTGGTCGCCATCACAATGGGCGTAGTCGTGCCCTGCTCATAAAGCTTAAGCCAGTAGTTTGGATAATCTTCCATGAAGTCCGATATAAACTGAATTGGTGCAAGGGCCATATTAGACTCCGGTTATGTTATGATTTGCGTATGCGGCTAGGAGGCATCCGAAGCCGGTTTTATCAACCGTTGCCGCATAAATCAATGATACCTTAGATAGAGGCTTAAACAATGTTAGCAAGAAAAGACCTGCCATCCCAAGAATACCTGAAAGACCTGTTTTCATACTCTGACACCAACAAGGCCATGCCGCTTACATATAAGAAGCGGCCTAAATACGCCTACGCCATAACTATTGGTGATAATGCCGGAAGCCTGGATACAAGCTGCGGATATTACAGGGTAAGAATAAAAGGCAGCCTTTATAAACTTCATAGAATTATATTTAAGTATCACAATGGATGGTGCCCAGATGAGATAGACCATGAGGACTGCGATAAAAGCAACAACCTTATCGGTAATCTGCGCACAACCACTTCTAGCCAAAATGTCCACTCCAGAGGGCTTACTATATCCAACACAAGCGGCTACAAGGGCGTGTCCTTTGTCCCGCATCTCAATAAATATAAGTCTCAAATTAGGATAAATGATGAGCTTATCTATCTTGGAGTATTCCATACGCCACAAGACGCCCATAAAGCCTATGCCAATAAAGCAACAGAGATTCACGGTGATTATGCCAATACTGGATAAGCCCTGTGCTGCGCCATATGCCATTACTGCTCTCCCTGTATGGCTGTTGGGGCTACCGATCCTATTGATCTACCTATAATACGCCTTCCCTCCGCCATCTCCGCGGCCTCCCTAATCAACTTATTTGAACTATCAATCATGTTGGATAAATCAATAGTGGGGTCGGATAATAATTCTGATAATTGTGTGGCGCTCTGCTTATTTCTTGGAATTGAATTTAAGTAAGCTCTAGTGATTTTCTTACCATCAGTCCCGGCCCTCGTCATACTGTCAACAAACTTTGCCCTCTTGGTTGTTAGTGTCTTAGCTATCTGCTTGGAAATAGTACCCACTATAGGAACAACGATAGCGCCCGTACTCCCCCCGATAACCGTACCTAGCCCACCACCCGCGACAATAGAGGCAAATACATTGGGTGATCTATCAATTGAAAGCCCCACCTTACCAACAAGCCTTGTCATATTTTGGGAAAAATCACCCTTAATAACATCGCGCATCAATGCCTTTTCCTCGGCAGGAATGAACTTTGACATCTTTTTGTTTCTTAATATCCGGTTAAATTCGTTTCTTATTCCAGCCTCTGCGCCTGCTGCTACATCCTGGCCGCGGGTAATAGCCTCTTGAATAACCTCTGATCGTCTAGCTCTACCCCATAAAGTCCGTGCAGCCTTATACTTTCCAGCTACCTCTGAGGCCGGTATATCGCCTTTCGTTAATGCGCTTGGCCGTACTTGATCTAGGAACCCATCAATCTCATTAATCATTTGGACGCCTAAAGACGCCTCTGTTGGGTCAATGTTTTTAGCTACGTTTTGAGCGACTTTTCTTAACGTGTCAATCTCGGTCAGTGTGGGCGAAGTGCCAACAACATCATCCAGTGCGGCAATAGCGCCCGCGGCTTTTGGTGTCACTCTCGCATCAAGGCCCTGCTTTCTTGTCTCCCGCTTAATTCTTCGCACCATCCCGCGGAAGTCTTTTGACTTCATCCTGATCCCAGAGTTATCAAGATCATCATAAATAGTTCGTGCCGCGGTCTTAATTGCCTCGGCATCCGGTGCAGCTTCTCGAATGGCTTTATTAATCGCACTATCTGACGGCTGTATGCGTTTAGTTGACTTTGCAAACCTCCCGCCAGCACCAAAACCAAAAACCTCAAGCAATGCCGTCGGTGCCGTAGTGGCAAGAGCCGCGGCAGCAGGGCTACCGGTAGCCTCAAATGCAGCCTCGCCTAACGTAGTTTCAGCCGCCTGCAATACCTCGCCAACAGGCTGTAAAAACTCGCCAGTAGCCTGTAATGCTTGCCGTCCTGCTTCCGTTCTTGGCTCGAAGGTTAATCGCTCTCTAACGCCAGAAACAACTTCAGCAGCCGCGGCAGGGTCTTGAGTTAATAATCCAGTGGCTAGCCCAGCAATCCCCGCGGCAGGCTCGGCAATCGCACCAGACGCAATAGTTGCGGCAGTTTCCAGCCCGCCTATAATTTGGTCGCCTATCCCCGCTTGTCGAACATCATCAACAGCAGGAGCAGGACTAACGGCAGTATCTCCACTTTGAGCCCCCAATACTTGTTGCTCAACAGCAAAGCCGGGCGGCATAACCAGTGCGGTAGTTTGTTGTTGAATTTCAAAGCCTTCCGGTAAAGTCGCCATTATGGAATAACCACTAATTCATTATTTACAACTTGCATTCTTTCGCCTGTTGTTGGATTTACAATTATGACGCCCTCTGTTAGCTCTGCCGCACCCTCCGCGGGCTGCTTAACAAGCCTCTGCTCTCTTGTTGACTTTGCTAACTGATTTCGAGCGGTAGACCTTTCAAATACTGTTTTGATTATTTTTAGTTCTTTTCTTGCTAATTTATCGCTAATCAATGGATTGCTAAGGACTGTGGCCGACCTTTCGAGGGTTTTTGCTTCTGAGTCGCTAATGGTTCCCTGTCCTTTTAGTTTCTGTCTGCTCTCCAAGGATACAAGACCTCTAATCTGGTCAAGCTCTGCAATAACGTCAATAGCCTCCTGTGACCTAAGCGCTTCTGGCGTGTTCGCGACCAGTTTACCAAAGCCCGCAGAAAACCTATCGCCAGTTAATAGCCCGTTAATTCTACTAATGGCGTTATTAGATTCAGCTATGGACGCCTCTTTAGCACCAATTAGCTCAAGCCTGTCTTGATCGTTCTTTATTTTTGTCTCGTCCCTGGCTAGCCTTTTTACAGCTAGTTCTGTAGCGCCAATCTCGGTCTCTGCTTCCGCAGCACCTTTAGCCGTTACAACTGCCGCCTCAATCTTCGGCTTAGTTTTCAATTCAAGAGCGGCTAGTCTTGTTTGTTTATCAACCTCAGTTTCAACCTCTCCCGCAGCAGTCTCTCCAAGTATAGATACAAACTCACCCGCAACAGGCACCGACACTGTTTTAAATGTGCCATTGGGCTGACGCACAAGCCCTGTAAGGAAGTTCTGGCCGTCTTTGGTCGTCCTGCTTGGCGTCCCTATGAATTTTGTTTGCTGGAACGCAGTGGGAGCCTTCAATATCCCCTGCTGCTGAGCAACGCTCATCACTTCATTAACTTGCGTTAATAATGCCTGCGGGTTGGTTCTTAATGTGTTTAAGGCGTTATCAGTCTCGGTTGTATCTCGGCCTTGCTGAATTAATTGGCTTCTTCGCGCCTCCAATTGTTGCTGAACACCTTCAAAGTTGCCCGATTTTAAATTGGGGAGTATTTCAGCCGCGCCAAAGGCTACCGACTGGAACCGGTTTAATTGTTCCTGTTGCTGTACCCCTGCCTCTGCACCACCCACTTGAGCCTCTAGCAATCGATTGCGTAAAGGCTGCTGCTCTCGACGTTCGAAAAGATTCTCAGCACCCTGAACATTCAACAGCGCATTCTGGAATGTGTTGCCTATGTTTGCCCTTGTCGCTAGGGCTATGCGTGGATCAGTTGCCATAATTAAGGTCCAAATGTTGGAATAGTTGCTGTACCTGTGCCAAAAGGATCACTGCGAGGGTCAAAAGTGTTGGCAAAAACACCGCCGCTTGTAGGAGATTCCCCTGGAAGGGCTAATATTCCTGTCTGTAGCGCTTGAGAAATGCCCGCTGTTCCTACATTGCGAGCATTAGCCGCGCCTACCGTTCCTGCTGCTGTTGCCGCTGCGCCACCGGTAGTAAGATCGCTGATTCTCGCTTGCTGCCCGGTTTCGATATTCGCTTGAGAGGTGGCTATATCACCGCCAAACTGTAATAGATTAGTCAGATTCTGGTCCTGGGTAGCAAGCAATGGCGCCGATGATAAAAGCACATTGTTTGATAATTGCTGCAAGGTATCGCCAAAGCTTAAGCGTCTACCTGCTGATGCGGTCTGCAATGTTCTTTGGTTAGCATTCTCTAACTGCAATTGGAATAGAGGATTGTTTTGTAAGAATTCAAACCTTTCTTGCGGATCGGTTAGGAAGCTGGAGCCCGCTACGCCTTGCTCGGCAACACCCTCAAAAGGCTGAAAGAATCCCTGTGCTCGCTCCCGGGCCTCCATCTCGCCGCCCGCCGCCGCCTCTGCCGCTTGCGATTGAGCCCTGGCCGCATCAGACGCCGCATTAGCAGCCCTATTTGATGCCTGATTCGATGCCACACCGCCAACAACCGCTGCACCTACTACCGCCGCCGCTACCATTTAATCACCTATATATTTACTGTAAGTAACTTCAACACGTTCAAAGCCAAGCCTTTCAAACAACCAACTAGCGTCTAAATGACACTTCGAGCCTACAAACCACCGGTCCACGCCGCGCCTATCAAGCTCTTTTTCGACAAAATCAAACAACTTAAAGCCAAAATTCGAACCCCTATGCTCGGGATGTATGTAGAAAATGTCCATAATGCACGTTAAGCAGGTTGAATAATGTAATCCTGGAGCAATAAAGCCGATGAAATAACCAATCAACTCGCCCTTTTCCCTGGCTGTTACAAAGATCAACTCTCCAGCAGCCTCTCTAGCTTCATAAATATCATACTGCGGCGAGAGCGGAACCTTGTCTTTATCTAATGCTAGCTCTTCGTAGTGTAGTGGTAAAATGGGCTTAAGTTCGGGCAAGTTGTCGGTAAATGACTCAATCTCAAACGTAATCATCTAAATACCTTAATATCAATAATCATATGAATGCGGTCATCTGCACTATTATTAATCACTTCGTGTTCTTGTTGATTGTCAAACCACCATACATCGCCGGTTAACATGGTAACTTGTTCGTCGCCCGCCCTGAATACCGAGCCTTTATGGCCTGATAATACCACATGATACCTTTCATAGTATGAAGCCGGTGCACCACTATCAACGTGGGGCGTTATACATTTTCCTGGAGTTAATTCTGTGATTAAACAACGTCCAACCCTTTCACCCTTCACCCTGGCCATCAGCCAAAATATAAAGTGCTGGGCCTCGGGTAGTTGGAAGATAGCAGGGTAATTAATACACTCCCTATCATCCATTACCGTCGATTCATCCGATACATCATTGAATCTAAGCCAAATATCACTCACTTGACTGTGTGCCGTTTCAGGATGATCGGTCCTTAATGTGTTTTCATTCCATAAATCAGGGTTAGCTTTCAATGCAGACATCAAGGGAACTATGTCCATATTCTCAGCTAGTCGGTAGAAATTCTTCATTGTTCACGCCCTGTTACGTAGAAATTAATCCCATCTGCAGCGCTATTCTCAACCTGTAACGACGATCCTTTTGGGATTGTCTGGCCCACAATAGCCGAGCCAGGACTGAATTTATCCCTCCCGACAATCGTAAACGGAATAATAGCGCAATCAGCCGTTCCGCTCGTTATATAGGCTTTATAAGATACGCCTGTTGTCGTGCAATTAGTCGCCGTAAAGGCCGTTATAATCGTACCCTGCCCGTCTGACGGAGCCGTATAAACCGTTGTCGGCGTATTGACCGGAGTTACTGTTCTGTCTACTAGCACTCTATCAGTCATTAGGCAGCACTCACATCAACAGTTAAGGCGTCTGTTTCAAAATTATTCCCCGCCGACATATTTCTAACATGTGTAGTGAACTTTTCATTAATTGTGGCACTTGACGGTATTCTTAAATTTACACTGTCACTTACATTCGCAAAAGAGCGGGGAATTGAGCCATTGACCTTAACAAATCCGTTGCCTGTATCATCATCACAAAATAAGCTAAATTGAAATAAATTAGCCGCCGCCCCGGATTTTTGGCCCGAAATACTCGCGTTATAAATCACTGACAGCGTAGATAATCCTGTGTGCTGCTGTTCGTTGTCCGCACTCCCTATAAAGCGCTCAATCTCCACACAATCCGTTGTTGACCCGGCCATTTTAACCCATCCAGACTCCCAACTTCCGGTAGCATCGTCAGCAACAAAGGCTCTGACAATATCAAAGGAAACACCGCCAACAACATTGGCCGCAGTAAATAGCCCGTTATAGGAGGTTGTACCAAAGATAGCGACTGGTGCACCACTGGCAGGCGTTGAAGCCGTAGAGACGGTTGTATCACCACCCCCTGCATCAGCAAAGGCGGTAATCGTTCCGTCTGCTCCCTGAAAAGAAAGAGTGGTCGCCGTTCCCAGCGTATCAAACGTAAAGCAACCTAAAGTCGTTGAGTCTGCAACCTCATCGCTGACAGATAGGGAGGTTCCTACATTACTGAAAAACTTAAGAACTGGGTCTTTTTTAGTCGCATTCAATAAAGCGGTGGCACCAGCTACGGCAATAAATGTAGTGGTCGTAATATCACCCACTAGACCAATATTTGTCGAACTGGGCGAATCGGTCGCGATACAGGCATTTCCCGATCCTGCTGACTGTAGATTAACATCATCGATTATTAAAGAATTGACCGTGCTCGCACCTTGAATATCAATGGCATGCCCATCACCGGATGCTGCGGTTACTGCGGTATTACCTGCAACCCTGGCCCCGGCAATACGTATAGCGCCTACTGTTGACCCTGTGAATTCTATCCCTTTAGCACCTGACGAACTAACCTGTCCATCTGTAATACCGTATCCCTGTATAGCTTGATTGCACTTAATACCGATACCTACCGAAGAAATTAAAGGTAATTCTAAAATTAACGACCCGGTCATAGGGCCTTGAATATCAAGACCTATGCCAGTTACGCCACTAGGATTGAAAGTCTTCATAACGGTTCGAGGATTGGTTCCTGTCATCACACAGCCGTTTGTAACCCCTGAAGTAAATGTCCAGTTATCTAATCCAAAGCCGCCCGCACCATCAAGCTCTAATCCGTTACCGGCCGCTGATGTGAATAAATTTTGCGTGAATAGAACCGAGTTAGGCGCTGCTCTAACCGCCGCACCCGTTCCTGTGTTGTTTATTTTAAATCCACCCATGCCAAAAAGAGAGGATGAACCCGCACCACTTGCCGCCGTTACTGTGGCTACACTAGAATTTGTAGTAAGGCTGGATAAAGTGGAGGTTGTGCCAATAAGCACGGTGCCAGCCGGGATGATCAGTGTATCTGTGATTAAATCAACAACGCCCATGACATAAGCGCCGAGATTCAAGGTAATTACTGAACCTACTTGAGTGCTATTGGCAATCAAGGTAGCCTTGTCAGGTATCGGCGCGGCAGAATTGTATAGCTCATTAGTATTATCATTGATCTTGTCGAAAGCCGAGCGTAATTCGTCGCCGGTTCCGTCGTCATCAGCCAAGCCTATGTTTACGAGCTGTTTAGTCACTATCCTGTCTCCGTCCTGTCGCACGTTATTGTTGTTGTGTCTGCCGTGAAACCTGTTTCATCACACGTAAAAGGATCGCCACTACCTAATCTTTGCTCAATATCGGTAATTCTTGCTGCCACATTGGGGCTAAATTCATTGGCGGGCTCAATTATATCGGTGCCGCCGCCTGTTCTTAGCCACAACTTGAAGAAGTCTTCCATTAATTGTGTAAAGAACACCCGCGAAGGCTTAGTCTTTAGCAGCTCATCAGGGATTCTATTTTGTAAGGGTGGATTGACTTTAATCGGCATCAGAACCCCGCTAGCCTTGCTTCTATAGAGGCTGCCTGAATCGAAAAATAAACAGGATCAGAAGTGACAATACGAGGAATCAAGTCATAAAATGACTCTACGTTGTCCCATTTCACCTTAATATTCGTTTGGCCCAATCGTCCTACGGGAATAAAATTACCCTGCTTGTAAGATTCTCCACCGTCCACAGAGTACTCCATAATAATTTTCGGGTTCTCGCCCTGACCTGTAATTAGGCCCACGCCTTTTTTCATGATTAATTCAAAGCTGGACATCTCTATTCGCTTACCTGGCTTTCTAACCAAGCCCCCATGAATAGACGCCAGCGTTCTCACTCTCTGGATGGTCTGACCGTTATTAGAAAATGCATTTATATCAAGTATGTATAAGTTGCCGTTAGTTTCATCAGCAATTAAATGTTTATTATAAGCTTTCATATGAGAGGTGGCGTTATACTTGCCTCTATTAGTATCTGCCGATAAATTAAACCAGCCATCAACTCCTAGCACCTCACTTAAGCACCAAGTTTTGTTCTCAGTAGGGAAGGACAATAAATAGAAGTTCTGTCCTTCAATTTTAAACGTGTATCCTACTGCGTCTGATGTTACTGCATAATTCTCCATTGCGTGGGCAACGGGAATACTAGAGACAGACTGGGCATTACCTGCAATCGCACGATAAACACTCTTATCATCGCCTAGCCAGTAAACAAACTCATCGGTATTAGCGACCGAGTGCAAGGCATCCAGTCCCACCTTTTCAATCACTCTGCCCGTTCTTGGATCAAGGGGGGGTTGTAAATCACCGTTATTCCAATAGGTGGGCGTTGTCTTCTCCGTAAACATGTAAATAATGTCTTCAAAGGCATAAGCATAAATCAACTTACCTGGGTCATCTTCTACCGCCCCGGCATTTAATCCATTCGCAGTAGTCCCATCCCCTACATTAGATACAACAAAATCCACCCCTGATTCAATATCAACATTGGTGTAAATAAATTTGTTATTGAGAAAAGTAACGGCAGTCGAGCCGACTATATTGACATCCGTCACGGTAATTAATGCCTGGGTGGATTGGGTGTATTGCTGAACCACTCCGGCAGAGCAGATGATCATATTCCTGCCGTCATCAGCAAACGTACATCGCTCAGAGCCTGGAATAGTTCCACGTGAAATATGGTTGCCATCAGACTCAACCTCAAACAATGTAGTCCCAGCCACACGGTAGCCTATGTTTTGCATCTCCCATGATCCACGATCAGCTCCCGTCGTAGAGCCAAATAAACTTTGGCCAGGAAAGGACTGAAGCGTAAACTCAGATTTACCGCCCCGCATTATCTCAGGGTAGAAGTTTTGTGTGAACTGGGAAGACTCGGATAAATCCCTGTGTTCTGCAGAAGGCCCGGCCACGTTAAGAGGAAAGGTTTCGAATGGCATCAGGCTAGTTTCATCACTGGGCTTTGGCCGTACTTACCGGCGATGAATTTCTTGTTCGCACCTCTAATAGCACTGATAAATTTAGCCTCGTATTTTAGTTGGTTTTCAGTATCGTTCGCCCATGAGAACACCTCTTTCAGTGCGCCAAATAGATAGATATTAGGATCAAGGGTTAACACTGGGTTTGTCTGGTTGCTTGAGGATAAGGCTGTAAACTCTGCCAAGTACTGAAACTCAATGGTATAAGCCTCGTCTGGCACGGTATCGAATTCTATCTGGTCGGTGACGGTAAAGAATCTGGGGCGAGCTGGCCCATCAATAGACACTAACTGCTCTGGCGTTCTGTAAGTTAGAGGAAGAAATCCTGAATCAGTATCAATACGTAACCGTCTCATTTCCAGAAAGCCTGAAGGCAATGCAAGGAATCTTGACGATGTAGAGGCCGCGCTTGTCGTTAGTGTCTCACCACTCCTAACCTTTAACCGCTTAGTCGCATTAGAGAACATCTCAACTTCAGCCAGATTGATAAATGTATCGACCTTTAAGTCAATATCATTCCTGTGAGACCAGTCAATTATCTCAAGCTTCAGGTTATTAAAGGTGTCTAGTGACATATCGACCTCAAAATAAAAGGGCCGAAGCCCCTGCGTTAGATTAAGGGAGAATCAAGACTAGGCTCGACTTTCGGCTTAGGCCCTGGCTTCTTAGGTACGTTTACTTTTTCCATCCATCGGTCGGAGAACTGAGACTCGGCAGAAACAGTCTTGCCGTCTTTGGTTTTTGTGGCTATCAGCTCAAACTCATCACCGGGATAACGGCGTTCTTGACCGTAGAACCCATAGAAGCTTTCAACCTGCGTTTCTTTAACACGAACTCGCATACATACTCCAAATAGTAAGGGGCCGTTAAGCCCCGGTTATTTAAGTGATATCAAAACCGCTGGCATAATCGTTTGTTGCGTCAATCATGCTCATAGGTGTTAGCCACGCGTCACAGGCTACACTGTCACCAGTGCCGACTGTGGTTACGCGAATGCCGAGAAACTGCTCAGACTCCGATAATGCAGTTGGAGGAATTGGGATAACAATCCGAAATCCTACAACCAGCAAGGTAGAGTCTTGAGCTGGACTAGTTGGCGTAGTCTCAAAAACACGCCGTCCAATAAGTTGCTCTACACCTGTAGACTGATCAGCTGCTGCTGCATATTCCACATCGAACGTGTAATCCTCGTCGCCAGTGTTAACAACTGCGTCCGTAGTGACAGCAAATACAACTGCCATCGGTTCGCCGTTACCAATCGAACGATCTAATGAAAGATCAATAACATTAGTTCCGACCCCGCCACCAGCAGCAAATACCTGCGCACTGGAGAATTGTAATTGTGAATCAATATACATAATATTTCCCCTTATACTACGCGAGCTTCGGCTTCTGTCAGTGCGTCAGTGACGCGAACAGGGTGGCCTAAGAACGACATTGTGAAGATGGTCTTGCCGAATTGATCAAGCGCTGGCTCAATCGTTACAGCTGAATTACTTTTATCCAGGGCTGCGACTCGCAAGTTTGAAAGAACGGTTCGGTTACAGTAGAAGCTCGTGTTAACACCCGTAAGCGTTGGCAGACGATCAATAGACCGAGACATCAGTTTAATGATTGCCGTTGCTGCTGTGGATGCCTGGGAGCCTGTCTGTCCAACAAGGTCAGGGATATCGATGTTTGCAATACGAGCTGCAAAGCGATGATCCTTAAGCACCAACCCGGCTTTCCATGAATAATCATCCATATAAGCGCGGAATCGATTGTTATTCGAATCAAACGCATCACCCAGACCTAAGTCTTCATGCTGCAAGCCAGCATTAGAACCTTTAGGGAATACGCCAAAGACTGCGCGTGGTCCCCAGCCTACAAACCAGATAGAACTGTTATCTGAACCTGTACCACCCGCATCCAGAATGTTCTGGCCATTAACTGCGCCAAGATCATTATAACGATTGGAAAAACCGACAAACTCTTCAGGGTTTGCAGCCGAGCCATAAAACAGCGTTGATGCCATTTCCTGGCTCATGCCTTCCATATGAGCGACGTTCTCATTAAAGCGGAATGAGTTGGTATTGCCGTTTAGCATGGCTTCATCCTTGTCGATCTGTGAACGAGCGGTAAGAATACCGACCCCTTCAGTGATCTGCGCAGATGTTGCTTTGCTGTTTGGCGTACCGACGTTGAGTAAACGCCAAGTCGATGTGGGCAATCCGGTTCGGATTGATGTTTGTTCGCCCGTGGGAAGGTTGCCTTCCTTCCAGAGCATTTCTCTTAGCACTTCATTACTTTGATCCAGGATCTCAATAATCTGTGCGGTGTTACCATCCGGATCGACTTCTTTAGCCCAATCGTTCAGGGTTTTTAAAGAACCACCTATTGTAGCCATGTTCTCACCTCGTTACCGGGCGTCTCACGACGAGCCCGAGGAAAATGATTAACCCTTTGCGTAGAACCTATCTCCAGCGCTTCGGGTATCATCAGTTTTAGTTGATTTCTGTGTTGGTTTGACTAACTTCGGAGCCACTTTGACCTTTTTGGATTCAGTTGTTTTTTTCTTCAACTGACGATATTTCGCAGCATCAAGAATAGCCTGCATATGATTGGCATTGACAACTTGGTTAAACTCATCACCCGTCCATCCTGATTCCTTAAGATAGTCGTTGATTAGCTTATAGTCATCTTCCTTCTTGGCTGTTGATTGACCTTGGTCATCAGTCCAATCGGGATTTGCCTCATGTAACTTGACTTGTTCCTGTTGCGCCCTTACTAAAAAAGCTTCGTCCGTCGCCTTCTTCACTGCTGCTTTAGCTTCGGTCAGCTTGGTGCGCCTGCCGTCTATCGTTTCCTTGGTCTTCTGGTACTCTTCATAATCTAGTTCGCGCAACTCTTCAAGATCAACGCCACCCTCTATCTCGTCAAGCAAGGTAGCAAGCGCTGTTGTGTGTTCGTCCAGAGATTTCGCCCTGGCATCAAGATCACCAGTAACCTCTGATACCTTGCTCGATACCTCGGTCTTGACTTTCTCGGCCACACCCTGAGTCTTTTGCGTATAATCGGATTGCCGTAAATATCCCTGCTTCCACTCCAGAATCTGCTTCTGGGTTACCTCTTCTTCACCAATTTCATAAACAAGAGATCCCGCATCATCCTCGGCGTCACTGGCGGTGACTTCCAACTCTTCAGATTTAACAACAACTGTTTCCTCTGGGGCTTCTTCTACTACAGCGGCGGCTACCTCGGGGACTTCCGTCTTATCCGATTCAACACCGTAAAACTTGTCACTAGGTTCCACTATTGGATTATCTAGTTCGTCTGACATAAAAACCTCACATTTGAATTACTTTTTTACCTAATTTTACTGCCTTTTGTAACCGTGTTAGCTCATCTTCGGCTAGTTTACCTGTGGTTAGTATACTCTCATAGTATTTTTTTACACGTTGTAGCCCTTTCATCTCACGATAAAGCGCTTCTCTTTGATCGGATTGCTCGTGTTTAGTCTTTGAGAACTGGTCAAATATATGCATCTCGATGACATTCCATGCCTCCTTGTGGAGATATGAGTTTAATATAATATCAGCATCAGCCTTACGACTAATCTCATCGTCTAACTGTTCGCGCCGCTCTTTGTCGCTCATACGAGTGCTCCGGGTACGTCTTTGCCGCTATCAACTTCAATCTTCGTAAGATCAACGGCGGTTTGCTTATCAGACTGCCTTGCATCTTCTAGGAGTTTGGCAAACTCAAGCTTCATTTCTTCTCTGAATTCGTTCATATCCTTTAGCATATTAGCAGCATCTAGCTCTTGCTTGCTTTTAGCTTCAATCAACTTGCCCTCTGCTGTGATCTTAGCAGCCTCGGCCAATGGATTCTGTAATTGCTGGACCATTTGCTGCAATTGCTCAACGGCTTTGTTTAGTATCTCATTCTCAGCTTGTAATAGTTGCTCTGGCTTCTCTGGATCATTAAAGAAATCAGCGGTGTTTTGTAATCCGGCACCCTTCACAATCCTATCGAGTGTATTGTAAATATCAGCCTCGTCAACCAACGCAGAACCCTGGGCCTTTAACTGCTGTTGAATAGCATAGATGCCTTGCATGGTCTGCAATAGCTTCTCGTTGTCTCCTGCACCTAAACCAACACTTGATTTAACATTGTGATCAAACTTCCACTTCCTCGGGTCAATGGTTAAGGGTTCGCCTAATACCATGATCTCAGTGGCTGAGTCTTGGAAGTGACCGACAAGCCACGCCATACCCTCATAAAGCTTCCGATAGCCTGTCTCAGCTATGCCCCTTGCCACTAATTCTATCTTTGCTGCACCCTCATCCGCTATACCGTCAAACCGTGTGGCCGTCTCCTTGCTGAGTGCGTCAGCATCCAGACCTTGGGATGCCATCAATGTTCCTGTTGTCTGGGCTCGGGCAAAGTCGAGATACTGAATCATTTTTAGGGATTCATTCAGCACAGAAGGAATGGTTAAGGGGAATATATCTTGCTGCGGTATTCCATCCGTCCTGACAATGCGGCCTGACCTTACGACAAGCATATCATCGATGTTTACATTATCGTCGTTTACCAGCATGCCTGGATGGTTGACTAACTCCAGGTTATCAAATGACTCTCTGAGGATTTTAGACTTCTGTAATTGGTTGGACTTGGTGACCTCGACACGACTGCGACCAATGGCCGAATGAGGCATTAGGATTGACGAGATAAGCGCATAAGGTACGTGATCAAATGCTTCGTTAATGATGATTACATCAGCGTCTCTCGCTTTTAATACCCGCCTGCGCTCTGCGATTCCGTCTTGATCGAAGTCAACCTTCACATAGGCATCTATTAGCTCTACGTTTTCAGCAGCCCACTCATCAGAAGAGGTGCCCTCAGTTTCATCGTCTTGATCCTTAAACCGGAATGTATCCATGCGACTGGCTTCGATGATCTTTGAGCCCGATGTCGGTATGAGGTTGATCTTTTTAACTGATATGCCCATTGACTTTAACTCGCCACGGGTCTTTATCATTTTATCACCAACCAGATCAGCATCATCTTCACTGGCTGATTGAGTAGTAATAAGGAAGTTCTCTGTATTAACCCCCTTATATGTCGCTCTATTGCCTGACTTTACTGTGACCCTGAATGTAATATCAAAGGTAGGCTCTTCACCCTCCTCAACATCATTCTCCTCCTCCTTGACAATATCGATTTTCTTTACATTGTCGCCGTCTAGGTCTTGCTTTGTTTGCTCTATTTCTAGCTCTGATAAGCCGCGGAGACTGACTTCTTTCGTTGCTTCAACATCCTCAATGAAGTATTTAACCACGCCAAACTTCTGTATTTCTGAATCCTTCAGCCATCCCATTTGAGTGGCGAATGAATGCGGCTGCTCCCTGACTATCCAATCGATATACTTGGTCTTTTCTTCGGCCTCTTTAACATCAGCATCACTGGTACTGTTGGGCTGGAACGTAACGATAGGGCCGCTACCAAGGAATACACGGGCAAGAGAGGGCATATCAGCCTCAACAACATCAGCGCAGTCAGTTGAGACTACTTGAGATTGTTCTGCTACCTCATTCCCAAAGGGCTCGCCCATATAGTAAGAGAGGTTTTCTTCGTTAACAGTACCGAACTTGCTATTGAACTGGATAGCATCAGCCTCGCGCTCTCTCAGCCTATTGCATAGTTGGTCTTCTGTCATTGGCATTAGTCAAGCCCTTTAAGTTCGGTGTTTAGCCGGGCTATAGTGCCGGTCAGAAGCTCTCGATAAACAGTGCGATATAGCTTGCCAGGCGTAACCTCGCTAGGATCAAGGCGCTGAGAGCCACCAATAAGATCTAATTCGCAAGCGCTCAGGACATTACGAACCCTCACCAAGTCAAGCAGAGAGTCGTGCTTTGAGATAGCCCCCTCCACAACCAGTATTGCAGCCTGCTTGTCGGATGTCTTATGGCCGGTTGCGGCCTCGTCTGTGTCACTCATTAAACTGTACCTGTCTTAGCGTAGTTAATAGGCTGTCTTTTGTTCTTTAGCACTGAGAATACCCGGCCATCTGTTTTAAATATATAGCCTTCAGTCATAACGGCAATCCTCAAATCATCCACATGAACACCTGGGTCTATCTCGGCTGAGCATTCACCGTCTTCATCGGCGGCTCGGAACATGCTGGTTAAATCATTCATACCGAGCCTGTGCTAGCGTAATTGATTGGGGTTCTTACTTTCTTTGGTGACTTATACTCTAAGCACATACTAACACCGTCTAATAGATTCGGTGATTCAACGCCGCGGGCCTTCATGTCCTTCTTCGACTCTACCTTAATCTGGCCATTGCCCATGTACTGTCTTTGCGGCCTGCTTATCTCGGCTTTTAATTCAGTTAAGCAATCCATATCGCTGGAGAATGAAATCATTTCGTTGGGGTCAGTATACACCTTATGAATGATAGCGTTATATGTAGCCTCACATCGACATCTTAACCGGTACATTGACTGCGCTCTCTTGTTTAGGAACGCCTCAGCATTGGTTTTATCAAGCTTCTTATTGAAAGTTTCAGGTTCTTCAACTCCACCGCCACCGCGGAAAGCAACAATGGGCAGATTCTTTGCTTCAAATTCATCTTGAACCGATAGTTTAATAGCTGGCGCACCCATACCATCGGCATCATAAACAAACTGATCCGTTTTATTGTTAGCGATAAACTCAGTCACCCAGGGCATTGCATCCCGTATATCGCCTTGCTTCTTTTGCATTGCCTGAAGTATTACCGAGCCATGCCGATAGACCAAGGCTTTAGCATCACCTGTATCCGCGGGGTCAAACGAGACAACCTTGACACCGACAGGATCAAAGCCAAGTTTAATATGGGCATCGACACAAGCCTCCACCCACTTAGCAGGTATAAAGACATTCTCTTGTGAGGCGTTATAATCCCGATCAATCTCTTGAGCGACTGTAACCTCGTCTTGCTCTAATACCTGCTTGTCATACCATGCTTGGGTTTTCCGCGGGTCATCGTGCCAATCCATTACAAAGACAGGTATCTTGTCACTCATCCGTTTTTTATAGAACTTGTTGCCGTTTCCATTAGGGGTGGATATGTCAATCTGGCAATTAGTGGTTTGAGATAGAGCGGCATCGGTCGACTCTTGCCGCGGTATAAAAGCAGCTTCATCCACAAAGTAAACCGACATTCGCGCACCGCGGCCTATATCGTCGCCTGACTCACCGGTAATAGTGGCGTCATTAGCAGGATTAATAATCTTTAAAAACCCTGCATGTTTGCTTTCATCATATCCATCGGGCCTGAACTCAACCGGCAAGTAGCGCAAGAAGAACCGTATCTTCTCAAATATACATTTAGGATCACCTTTTTTATCAACCAGGGCCTCCTTTCTCGAGCCGAACCCAACAGTGAACCCAGGATAGAACAGGAACATTGAAACAGACCAAGAGCCAGCTATCCAGGTTGCGCCAAAGTCTCGAGACTTCTCGACTAATCCCCTTTCAGCAGCCTGCCACCTCTCATACATCCATTTCATAAACTCTATTTGTCTTGGGAAGGGTATAAAGGGAATGGCCGCGGGTAATCCTTTCTCTACATTCCTTGGCTCAAAGGTCATACCCCAATCACGTACAAAATCCCATGGATGGGTTTTATAGTGAATCCTGCAGGCTTCTAAGTATTTGGGGTTGGATCGTATCTTGATAAGCATTTCTGACCGCTGGGCCAGTATCGCTGGGTAATCAGGGCTAAGGTAATCAATCAACCCATTAAGTCCTTATAAACATTAGATGCTTCGTCATTGGTCATCTCAGCAGCGACTACCGCGGCAGTGATTCCGATAGGCCCGCCATTGGGTCCACTAACTTCTTTCTTGTCAACAAATAAACCTAAGTGTTTACCCAGCAGCTCTAATGACTTATTGGCTCCCGAGTGCTCAAACTTAAACTCACCAGACTCTATCATCTCGTCGCCCTCACGTATCATAACCGGCTCTTTCTGCATGCATCGCTCATGCACCTCTAACAGTCCGTTTATCACGTATTTGGCATCCACAAGCGTCTCAGCACTAATCTCAGCCCTAAGCACAGCTATGCGATCGGCTATGTCATGTTTTGACATATTATCTGCCGCTATCTGTCTTGCTGACGTTTCGCTGTATCCCGCACGAATAGCGGCTTGTGTGGCATTGTTGTCAATGACGTATTCTAGACAGAAGGCTTCTTGCTTGGCAGTTAAATCAGCCATTACTCTTGCACCTCAATAGTGCATGAATGGATAGTGACGTTAACAGGCTCTTCTGGTGTGAATTTATACGCCTTTTTAATACGAGTGCACCTGCCGCTCAATATGTCGCCAAGGCTGGCTTCATTGTCAGCATAATAAATAGGCTTCAGTGCTGGCTTAACCCTGGCATAGCCAAGGCCAGTGGGAGATGTTAGCTTCTGAAGGTCTTTGGGGTGTATTTCTAATTCGCTCATTACCGATTGACCTCAATGATATTAATATCTACCCCTTCATTTTGTAGCTTCACGGCGTCATCTATATTCATATTTTCGTCAACGAATATAACATACGTCCTGCTTCGATCTATCTCTATCAGTTTTGATTCAGTTTGTGTCATTGCAACAGGTACGAAGTCACCATTATTAAAACAGTCGATTTCTTCTCTTGTGCAAGGGATTAACGCGCCAGGCTTGGCTTGTTCAGCCATTTTCTTCATTAAGCTATTGGCGGCGGCGGTTTCGTTATTGATTAGATAAAACATAGATAGCAATCCTCGCGGTTGTTGCTAGTGTAAGATACCTGTCTCATTTTTGATAACAGATAGATTGTATTCGTTCAGGATGATCATTATAACAGAATAGGGCTCATCTTTGTTGACCTCTTTGCCGTCAACGTTTTTGACCTTGTCGCCCAGTTTGTAGACTTCTGTATTATCAACCTTAATTTCGCTCTGGTTGTTTATGTTAGTCATGGTATCAACCCTGTGAATATGGCTGGATTGTACCATAACTCTGATGAATGGTTACCTATTACGCTTCCGGGTTATTTTTTTAACCTTCCGCTTGGATTTCTTGAGTTTATTCTTTGCTTTTTCCTTGTCTGTATGTCCTGGCATTGTCTTATCCTCTAGGTATACTGGGAAACCTCTACAACGTTCTCTGTTTGGGGTTTGTTTATCCTGAAGTCTACCGGACCTACTAACTGTATTGTTTCGTAGCCGGTGGCAAGCTGAGCTACCATTCGCTCACCCTTGTTATCAAGGTAGGTGATCGGCGTAAATCCTGTCCCTGCGGCGTCTGAACCCTCAAATACAATAGGTTTATCATCATTAACCATGCCAATGGCAATGAAGTTCCCTACTGATCCAGCAGCTATAGTAAGAAGCCCTGTTGTTGATGGGTCTGCTGTAGCCACAATGATTGCTGTTGTTGTCATAATCTCACCTTATAAATGATCCAATTATTCCGTTTCCGCCACCTACGCTACTTACCGAAAAGTCCTCAAACAACGCTGCGTCGAAAGATTCATCACCCGGATTAGCGCTGTTAATGACAAATCCTGGCTGGCCGTTGGTGTTGACAGTACTGAAGAGTATAGGACTTCCCACAACAGTGCCATTGAGACACGCTGTAAACACGGCCTGGCCCCCGCCCACATCGACGGCCTGTATGCTTACATCGTCAGTCGCCGAAACAACAGCGTTGCCAAAGTTACCTCTTTGCACTTCGGCTGCGGCACCTGGAATAAGCTCATACAGAGTTAAGGCAGTGCCTATGGCGTATTTAAGCGCAAAATAACCTAAATCAACATTAATGGTTGTACCTACAGCCCAGACAGCAGGCCCCATAAATTTAAAGTTTTGGGTTCCTATGGTGACTGTGGCTTTCTGGTTGGCATTGTTAAAATCGTGGACAGACGTTAAAATATAAGCGCCGTCTTCTGAGCCACCAAGCACGGATGGGGTTAATTTATCATTTAAAATATCCAGGGTAACCGTACTAAATATTTCATAGCTGCTTGTTACCCAAGCCCCGTCACTTTGGTTGAAGTTTTCAGTAAATTGGGTCATTTTTTGGTATCCGTTTAAAGCCACTAATACTGAGTTTTGAGAGCCTTGCGGGTATAGACCAGCCTCGGTTGCTGCCTCATCTTCCCATGCTCCTGAGAGCTGTGTATCGATATCTTCGCCAATGTACAACGATGCGCCAATAAAGTTAACATCGGTTGCGGATTGACTGTTAACAACGTAAATATCGCTTGCATCGGCTGACATGTCAATAGTAATAGGTACCGGCGCGAAAGAGGTGACAAATTGACAAGCTGTGGGCGTACTCGCCTCAGCCAGCATGGCTATATGGATCTCTTGCTGACTAGGAACGCCTAAGTCGTCAGAAATACTGTCCCAAGGTCGCCACTCACGGTAATAATTATTAACTCCCGTGAAATACAATACACCATCAGCCTCTAGGATCGTCCCGTCGTTAGGCTGAAAGATTGCCGCAGCTGTAAAAGCCACTCCCCAATAAAACTCTGCCAATGCCTCTGTGTACACCTGTCTTATTACTAAATCCTGCAATCTATTCCTGCGATTGATAGCCGGAAAGGAATCATCCATCTGATCCCCTGGAATACCCACGATCAAGGTAGCAATAGAGCTTGTTATCTGGGTTTTAAGGCTGGCTCCCTGCTGGCGGTAGTTAGTTGAAGGCTCAAAGGAATCACCATCCCAGGCTTCATAAGGTGCGCCGAATCTCTCTATCCATAATACATCATAATCAGCACCAAATAATTCGATATCAGGAGTAACAGCTTGTGTATTAGCGACTGTTACATGCCAATTACGCCAGAACGGAGTGGGGTAATAAATCCCACCATTCAGCGGCATTATTTCCTGGTCGGGTAACATTAAAGTAGAGTTGGGGAGTATTTCAAAGGTTGAGTGGCTACCACCAATCGCTAAACTCGGTACACCGTTTTCAATCTGAGTCGTTGGAAGGTTTTGATTGCCGTATAGATACCACTGACAAGCGGTTGACATGTATTTGATAGGTAGGGACACTATTAACCCTTATTTGAGGAATGTTTCAATTTTATCATAGGTATTTACCCTACAATCGCACAATGCGGCTCAATAACTTCTAGGACACCCTCGACCTGCTTTGATTCCCCGTCAGTCTCAATAAATCCCCACACTTCAGATTGACCGCTTGGCACCCCTTGTCGGCTGCGACCTTTTTCTATTAATACCCTATCGCAACGGGAATCAACTTCATAATTCCTGCACTCAAGATTCGCGCCATTCCACTCATAGACCTCAATCTTCACCGCCTTTCCTTTAAGGTTCTGTCCTATTTAAGTATTTCTATGATTGTATCATGAAAAGACCAGCCGCCACCCGACAGCGCAGCGCTCCCAGCCAAATATCTAAACCAGTATTCTATGATATTTTTGCGTAATTTAATCAGGTTAGCCTTTACTCTAAAGACAATTTTTCTTGATTCTGTGTTCTTGGCATAGTTGTTGGCCATAGCCTTGGCTGCTTCTTCACTGATAACCCCACGATCTACCGCGTCTTTGCCTATATCCTTGATAGCTTCAAATCCAATTTTTGTGTCATTCGGGTCATCGTTCATTATCCCGGCCTAATATAGGATCACAATCTAAAGCTGGGAACCTTCCATAACTCCCCATTGAACCACCTAGCATGCCATCCACAGCCGTTTTCATCCCATGCCTCGGTAATCTCATTACCTGCCGGGATATAGTGCCTCGTCTCAGCAGGCAGCGCTTCAGGGTGAAAATCTGAGAGCTTTCTCAATGCGAAAATATCCTTTTTGTTTCTCAGCCTTATCATGCTGTCAAGTATAGATGATTAGCGGGCTGTATGGAATTAAGCCAATTTCTGCTCCAGGGCGTAGGCATGGCGGAATAGGCCGATCATTATTGAAGGGTTAGATTGCTCCCTGCCCTGCCTCCTTATTTCTTCTGTTTTTGCTTTGATGTAGGCGGCCTCTGCGATCTCTGGACTAAGGAAAGACCCTAGTCTTTTTTGCCTCTTGTTAATACATATTTGAGCTATATAGGTTCTGTTTTTCTTATCCAGATGAACTCCAGTTGGAAAATCCCCTTTATTCAACTGATTTTGCGTTAAAATACTATTCGACCTATGATCAACAAAGAGGCAGGTTGATGGCGAATACTCTTTATTTCCCGGAATTAATATATCTTTATCTAGCTCCCTGCCTTCCCAGTCCTGACAAACCATCCACAACCTGAAATTACTAAACAAAAGCCACTCGCTACAAACCGAGCCCCCCTTATATGAAGGGAACTTATCTAAAAATTTAGCACTATAGACCCTTTCCAGCATTCCTCCCCAGACAACGTAAAAAGGGCAAATGATGCGCATACCATTTTCTATCCGATTAACCCGATAAGGGGCATCATTAATACCAGACCCATAAACAATTCCTTTCACCCTCTTACTCCTTAGTGGTTAGGGGGTTATTTATCGCCCGTGTACAGTAATAAATAATCGCAGTGGTACAGGCCCGTTCTCTCGTTTTGATAAAGAGGCGACGTCGGCAGTATTTGAATAACCAATCGATTAGGTATGTTGCCCTTAATAAAATCATCTAACTGCTCCCCGGTGTAGTCAAGCAGCACAGCTGTTGTTGTTCTCATAACTCTATCCGTTGTCATTAGTGTTTGTTAGGGGGTTAACCTTCAAGCTTCTCTCTCAATTCATCAAATTGAACCTGCAGACCAACCTCTTTCTCATAGTTTAATGTGTGGTAAAATGTGGCATCAAGCCCTTCGGAGACCGGGCCTTTAGGAAGAAGATTCAGGATAATTCGAATCTCGCTATCTTCTAAAAATAGCTCTTTCATAATTCCATTGTCTCCAGCAAGTAAGCAACTTCGCTCTTTTCGCCTTGTAACTGCTCGACGCAGAATCTAAGGACGTCGCTAATAGAGTGATCCTCAGTGATTACATATTCATCAGCAGCCGGAATATAAGGCTCACTTTCGGGTAATGACTTTAATTTTCTAATAATTTCTGCCATCCTATTTCTCCTGGTTATGCTTCTTTATGGGGAGTGGTTAGGCTCCGAAGTGCGCCTTTAGTATCTTGGTGTCAATATCGCCGCGAGACTCCAGCCCTAATGTTTCGCTTTTGCCGTGACACTCCAGGTTATGACTTACAAATCCGGCAGATATAGGCATTCTAAATTCCCGAGTCCAGTTACCGTGGGTTTGGTCTTTGATTCGAGACAACACCTCCTTCATGCAGTTATGGTTTACCCAGTCAGGGAATAAGAAAATCTCCTCCATTTCAGCTTCATTCTTCATGCAAATATATTTCATTCTCGCCTCTCTAGTTAATTACCCGAGCATCAAACTCCTGGATGCGTAGGGCTATATAATTGCTAATCTCTTTCCAGTCTGAGCCGTCATAATCGCATTCGTGTCGATCCAGAGCTTTGTCAACTAGTTCGATATGTGCTTTTAGTTCTGGCTTGCACTCGGCATCGTGGATACCGGTCATTATTTCGTCTTTGGTCATAAATCCTCCTTTTCTGCCTTCATTCGCGCATTTGCCCTATCCATCAGCCGATCCCATTCAAACGGAGATAAATCCTCCTTTAGGATATCGAGAAGATATCTCACCACTCCCGGCGATCTTTTCTTTGGCCTGAATGCGATTATCTGCTGCTGTATCTCAAACTGTTTAATGCCTAGAGCCTTTCTTTCTGGCGAGCCTTTCTTGCTAGCAAAAATCTCTTTATGAATACTCTTTATCCTAGCGACTAGGTTTTCTCTTTTCTGTTCATCAGTTAGCGTGTCATCGGTCGAACAACCGGACTGACCTGTTACTAATGCAGCCGTTTTGTTGACCGGCTTTAGTCCGTAGACGTCGATCATAAGTCCTCCAGAATACCCTTTAGAGCGTCTTTGCCAGTTTGTGTACGTTTGGATACATGTTCAATGAGTTTTGACTGTGGTCGCACGTATTCGGCGCTTAACGGGTCGTTTCGAGGGTGCTTAGGCGAGTCAAAGCTCAAATACGCTGCCGAATTGCCTCCATTGGGGCTAATTGTCTCCGGTAAGCACAGCTGCCGAAACTGCAAAACCGTTGGCGGGAATGCACTATCCCAGGAAAGAAGTTTGTCAAATCCGCTATTAACTTGTTCTTGTGAAAGTTCCGTCAATAGTTTCCCCCATATGTCCGTCGGCTCCTCCCCCTCCCGGCTGGTCCATGCGTGGTGGAATAGTTTGGTCATCATCACCCATAGATTCCACATTGCGTCTTCGTTGAGCGGCTTCGTCTCGTTTGGCTTCGACTCTTTGAGTTGGCGTGAGTCGATTTGCTGCTGGATTTCCTCCAGATTGATTTTGTCCATTGGTATTCCCCTTTGGCTCGAATAGCCCTTGATAATCATTTTGAATTGATTGGTCGATAATCTGTTGTTGAACGTCAAAAGCGTAATTAGATAATAATTTAAATTGTTTCTTAGCTGCGGCTGGACTCACGGTTTTCTTTTTTGATTTCCGATATTCAATCCATTCAATCCAGGCCGGTTGATTAATACCGTCAGGTATTACAAGTCTTTTACTATCACTATCATTCTTACTATCACTCTTACTCTTACTAACACTATCGGCTTTTTTGGGTTTTACTGGGTTCCCAGATATCCCAGTGGGTTCTTCTGGGTTCTTTGGCCTTCCACCCTTTAAGCCATTGTTTCTATTACGGTCTACGATGTTTTGATACTTTATTTCGTCACGGGCAAATTGATTCTTGAAGGGGGAAAAGGCTATTTTAACAATGGGGGATAGCTCGAGGTCTTCGCCTAACTGGTAGGATTTGATAGCCTGGAATAGTTCGCCGCACTGCTCGAGAGTGAGGTCTTCCAAGACTGCCAGACTATCATTGTGGACTATAAAAGATTTACGCATTATAATTGATCTACTATGTGAATAGTGTTCCGGTGTCCCAAGTTGAGCCGCTTATCTCCTCTAAGATGTTAAGCGGCTTTTTCTTCCCCTAAAGCTATAAATTCACTGACCGAATAACCAAAAGCATCAGCGAACCTTTTCACTGTAGCCATATTTAGCCGAGTACCTCTTGACGCCCAGTAGGATACATTGGACTGAGCAACACCCATCTCATCTGCTAGCCTTGTTTGAGTCCAGCCCTGATAGGCCAGCCCAATCTTTACGGATCGCTCTATATTCATAATCAGCTATTTCTCGTTTAATTATCAGTTCAGTGCTGATACAATATACTCTGATTTGTATTTAGTCAACATAAGGAACAATATTGTGGAAATGATAAGCATCAATGAGATTAAAGATTTGGCAAGCAAAGAATTAGTAGCCGCCCTACCAGCCAAGGAAGAGGGTGTGATTTTCGAAGTTGTATCTGGTGAGTCACTTATTGGTGAGCCTACAGAAGATGAGCCCTTTGCGTCGATTGAGTACGATATTCTTTTTGAGTTCGGAAACTGTAAAAAGAAACATGCAATGGTTATAGGTTGGAATGAAGACGATGGCG